ATATTATTCAAGACGAACTGAAAGAAATCAATAAGTTACAAGAGGAGATATACGGAAGTATTCTCACTTTTGGTGGAATGTCCCGTGAAACAAAACTGGAACACATTGAAAAACTACAGTTGCTCCTTGAAAAACAGCGTGTAATGTATACACGTCTATCTCTTTCAGATGACCCAGAAGCGGTTGAGATGAAAGAGAACCTTCGTAAGTCAGTGGCACTGATGGGTTTCCCACCAGAGACTGATATGAGCATCCTGTTCAGCAGTATGGACAAGACAATCGAATCTCTCAAGAAATACGTTGACCGTTGAGAGCATCTTTGCTATAATATCTAAGTAAATCCCCCGAATCCAAACTATCCGAGGTATCCAAATGTCTTTTGCTGACCTTAAAAAGCAGTCTAAACTTGGTTCTTTGACCGCCAAACTGGTCAAAGAAGTTGAAAAAATGAATACTGGTAGCGGTTCTAGTGACGACCGCGTATGGAAACTGGATGTAGATAAGAGCGGCAATGGTTATGCCGTGATCCGTTTCCTTCCTGCTCCGAACGGTGAGGACCTTCCGTTCGTGAAACTCTACAGTCACGCATTCCAAGGTCCTGGTGGTTGGTATATTGAGAACTCTCTGACTACTCTGGGTCAGAAGGATCCTGTATCGGAACTGAACTCCGAACTCTGGAACAACGGCACCGATGCTGGTAAGGAACTGGCACGTAAGCAGAAGCGTAAACTGACTTATGTGAGCAACATCTATGTTGTGAAGGATCCTGCCAACCCTGCTAACGAAGGTAAAGTCTTCCTGTTTAAGTATGGTAAGAAGATCTTTGACAAACTGACTGCAGCGATGCAACCTGAGTTTGAGGATGAAGAGGCGATTGATCCGTTTGACTTCTGGCAAGGTGCCAATTTCAAACTGAAGGCAAAGAATGTTGCTGGTTATCGTAACTATGACTCTAGTGAGTTTGCCGCTGCTGCCCCTCTGCTGGACGATGATGACGCAATGGAAGCAGTGTGGAAGAAGCAGTATTCCCTTGCCGAACTCGTTGCTGCTGACCAGTTCAAGACCTATGATGAACTGAAGAAGCGTCTTGAGTATGTGCTGGGTTCCAAAGGCACTCCTCGTTATCAGGATCCTGAAGACCTTGATGAGGACAACACCCGTGGTTCGACCCGTGAACTGACCGAAGACCTTCGTTCCGAACTTAGCAATCTTCAACCCACTCGTCGTGCTGCTGCGGTTGAGGAAGATGAGGATGATGATGCCCTGTCCTACTTTGCCCGTCTTGCCGAAGAGTGAAGTCTGATTACTACATTGAACGTGTAAGTAAGTCCGAAGCCGCAGAGTTACTTCTGCGGTTTCATTATCTTAAGGACTTTTCAAAAGGGTTCAAGTCAGGATACAATTATGGTCTTTTCAAGAAAAATGATTTTTGTCCGTTAAATATAGGTGGAATACAGGGAATTATTATCTTTACTGGACTCCCAGTTCCAGAAGTCGCGCAAGGAGCATTTGGACTTGGAAGAAATGAACAACAAGGACTCTTCGAACTCTCAAGACTTTGCATCCACCCCGATACACAGTCACAGGAGTACAACATTACTTCTTGGTTCGTTGCAAAAGCGATTAGACAGTTTCGCAAAGACACAGAGGTCTCAGCAATCATATCTTACGCGGATTCTGATTTTCACGATGGTACAATTTATCGTGCTTGCAACTTTAAATATTGCGGTCTTACAGACCCTAAGAAAGACTTCTACTATTCAGACGGCACCAAACATTCAAGAGGTAAAATAAAAGGTGCTGAAGGAGAATGGAAAGACCGCTCCCGTAAGCACCGTTATGTGATGATGTTTGATAAGAGTTTGGAACTCTTATGGTGAAGTATTTCTTGTATTTTCTGTTTTTATAAGTCGGTTGTTGACATACTGAGAAGACTTTGGATAATACATAATATCCTTAAAGTCATTTACATATTGTTGTAGGTATCCTGGTTTTAGAACATATATTGAACGTTTTTTCTCATTCTTTCTAACTTCATATTGAAAGTTAGAAATTCCAACAACTGGATTTAACGTTGTGTATGGATTATTTGGATTTGGTATTGTAAATGTTTTATCCACCACTTTACCAGCAGGAAGAATAAGTCTGTTTTTTGAGTCTCTGACTTCAGTTGTTTCGTAGAACTTAACATCATTTAAAATAGTTCCATACTTATTTTCAGCATAAAGATATAAGTCTTTATCTGATAATGGCCACTGATCTCTTACGCTGGTAATATTTGCAGATAAAAGAACGACCCAATCATAGTCTGGAGCACCATAAATTTTTTCTGCAACTGTGTCTGGTCTTTCTCCTTCTCTGATTTCATACTTATTGAAGAGAGTAAAAACGTTCTGTAAGTCATCACGAAGTTTGACTCTTCTGAATAAGTTTTTTGCAGTCACATAGTCAAGAGAAGAATTTCTATCTTCAATGGGTGACTGGTATTGAATTTCTGGAAGTTCTCTGAAATAAGACATTTTAGTAACCTACTCCTGTTTTTCCTTCTTCGGTTTCATAATCTTCGGAGTAAATTGGATTGAGTTCTTTGAATGTCAAGGTCATTTGCATATGAACTGGTGTCCCATCTTGATAAGTTGAATAAGTTCCAGAACCAGTGTAAGAAAGTTGCATATCAGTCAAAGCCATTGGTTTAAACTTATTCAAGAATGGATGCGTTTTATTACCACTTTTATAGGCAACTAAAAATACATCTGGAGATTTGATAAAAACTTTTCCAAGACTGCCAGTTGATGTTGATTTGGGAGTCATATGAATTTTAAATGCTCTAATTATTTCTTTAACTTCTCTTGCTTCTCTTTCATCTCTCGGGGCAAAATCAAATACAAATGGAAAACTTCTAAGATTTACACCTTGAAAGAGAAGTTCTAGGTTTGGATTTAAAATTTGTCCAGAGGCTCTTGCGAGAATGCTTTGGTAACTAACACTTCCACCAACAGCATTAACTAATGCTCCACCGACTGCTGATGCAATCAAATCTTTATTTGCTTCTGTTAATCCTTGCACCTCTGATCCAAATTTTTTGAAAAAAGTTCCAGCAGCTGCTGCTGCACCAAGAGGGTTTCCAACAAGACTCGTTCCTGCTTTTAAACCAAAAGCTTCTAAAGGATTTAATGTATCATCTCCCCAAGTTATTGAGTTTGCATCTGATAAGTTTTGTGGAATTGGTAAGTAAATGTATTTTAAAGGTTTTGTATTTCTATTTGCTTCCGTTCCTGTTGGGATTGATGCCAAAGAAACAGTCTCTTCATTTATGGTAGTTTGATTATTTACTGTTTTAGTTTCTAAATTTCCAGGTACAAATTTTGGTGCTTCATACTTTACAATTCTTATTTCCAGATAGTCGCTCTTGCTTTCAATTCTACGCAGCGGATACCTATAACTCTTAGCTTTGGGTGTGCCATCATTGCTAGAGTTTTGAGTGTTTGAAACAAAACCATTAACTGCAGAGTTAAACCCTATGGATGGATCCAGCATTATCCTTTTTTAACTATTTAGTCTAATATTTTGAAATGGTATCTCTTGCAAGTCTTTGACTTCGGATGGGAAGACTTCGTATATTTTTCCAGGTATCTCATCCCACGTATATTGTCTTGTTTCTCCCCAGTGAAAGTTAATGCCACGAAATCCCCATTGAAAAACATCTGTCACGGCAACAAAGGGATTTTGATCGTATTGAATATTTGGAGTTTTAGGGCGATAAACAAAAATATAAAACTTACCAGGAGTTGGAACTTTAGGAGACTCTTGAATGACTTCAAGTAACTCAAGCATCAAGTCGTCTGGATCTTCATTTCCAATAATGCCATCAAGAACAGGACGAACTCGGTTACGGTTACGATCAGTATCTGTAACTTTTTTTTGCTGTCTTTCTTTGAGACTTTTTCTAGGCATTACTTGATACCAAGTTCGTTTTCTGTGAGAACTTTGAACTCATATCCACGATCAGCGCACCATTCTTTTGCTGCTTCCCACTTTGCCTGATTTTTAGCATACTCATATGCCTCATAAAGATATTTTTTAGTTTGCCTTTGAGGTTTTGGTGGAGGCGCAGTCTGTTTATGTGGTTTAATTTCAATCAGATACTTTTTAATATGACCGGTGCTTTCTTTAACTTTGATATAGAAGTCTGGGAAATATCTATGAGGTTTTGAGTCGATAGGGGAACGATACCAAATAAACATTTCTTCAGAACCCCATTCTAAAATGTTTGTATTAGTGTCACAATAAACCATAAATTTTCTTTCCCACAAAGAGCGATAGACAATGTTTGTGGGATCTCCCTTATATTTGTTCGGATAAGACGGTTTATATTTTCCCCTATACGACATCTAAATAACTATAACAATTCCATATAAGATATTTAGAGTGCCTACTCCCAGAAGGATATCAGATATCAAACCTCTGATAACTAACCTAGCACAAACTTCTCATTATGAAGTAGTCTTTGCTGGTTTATCTGCTCCATTAAGAGGTCACCTAGCATATAGAGGTCTAGATGCCAACTTCATTGGGGAAAGTATGGGATTGCTCTGTAGTTCTGCAGTTCTACCAGGAAGTTCTTTTGGAACAGCAGATATTGCAGGAAACTACATGGGTGTGGTTGAGAAGTTTGCTCATACTCGTTTGTTCACTCAAATTGATCTTGAGTTTTATGTTGATGCATCTTATAAAGCACTGAAGTTTGTAGAGCATTGGATTGAGTTTATTTCTTTTGGTTCTGGTGTATCTCCAGCAAGAGATGGATATTTTTTCAGAATGAGATATCCTCAAGAATACAAAACTGATGCAACTCGTATTATTAAATTTGATAGAAATTATAATCAACAAATTGAATACACTTTTTATGGTATGTTTCCCATTGCAATGAACTCCGTTCCAGTTTCATATGCAAACTCGGATATTTTAAAAGTTACCGCATCTTTTAACTTTGATAGGTATGTTTGTGGTAAGACAACCAGTTATAGTGTTTATGTTGGATCGGATAATAACAAAGTTTCTGGTCAGAAGACAAGCTTCTTAAATTCTAAT